GCTGATCGGCTGCGATGCGTCGCCGACGATCGCGAAGTTCCCGAGCGGCACCGACTCGGGCTGATTGATCTTGGACCACCATAGCGTAGCAACCGAATCGCGGTTACCCGGAACGGATTCGGCGTAGGTGCGGCCGACCGGAGTCGTGAACGCTGCCGGCTTGCTCGACGTGATGGCGATGCGCGGAAGGTTCGCGAATGACATTTCGTCCGGATCGTTCACGGACGTGGGATTTGCGAAGCTCCCGTCATACTCGATCGCAATGCCGATGCCGATGTCCGTGTCCGCGCCGGTCTGCGAGTACATGACCGCATACGGAGTCTCTGGGGTCGTAGTCGGCCCGTACATGTTGCGGAACGCGTACTCGACCGCTCCGCTCATGAGCGATGCGCCGCCGACGTTGATCGGCATCACTCCGTATGTCGTGGCGAACGCATCTCCGGAGTCAATTGGGGCATTCAAAATAGACGACCCGATCGTGATCCACGGAGCGAATACATGACGCGTGATGCCATCGGCATCGGACCAAGCAACCCAGTCCCACACGTACAGGTCTGCGGTCGTAGTCGTCGCTACGGCCGGCGCGCTGATCTCGATCGTCTGCGTGCCAGCATCAAACGATACGATCTGTCCGTAGACGCCGGTGCCACTATTGATCGGAGCGGACACGTTAGAAACGAACTGCCCGACTGACAGATACGCGAACGCCCCCGCCGGTACGTTCGTGATCGTGGTGACGTCGAGTGTCCAGTCGCCAGTGGTTCGGATCGAGACGAGCGTCTCGCCCTTCTGCGCCTGCGTGACTTCGCCGACGTGCTTGAGCGTAGTGGCCTGACGCCACCCTGCGTCACCGCCACCGTAGAACAACTTCCCCTGGTACGTCGCGAGGTCACGAGCGGTACGCAGTCGGTAGTTCGCACGTGTCGCGCCTTCGATTGACGCGTTCGTGTACAGCGACGGACCGAGAAACTCGTCGTCCGGAGCCGTGTCTGTGAACGCGAACGTGTAGTCGGACGGGGTGGTTCCGCTGTCCTTCACCAAGATTCGGCGAAGGATCATCTCGTCACCCGGGTCGGCCGATGCGGTGCCGTTCACGGGGGTACGGTAGGCGCGGATCTCATCCCCGGGTCGAACGTCTCCCACTGCGACGATGTTGATGCGAACGCCGGCCGTACCGCCTCCAAGGTTTTCGATCACGTACCGATCGCTCGGAGGGCCCTCGATCGGGATGAACGAACCCGACTCGGTTTCGATCCACCGAACCACCGTGAACCGATAGGCGGTCGTCTCATTGACCCCAAGGAATCCAGGTGTCGACGAAAAATAGCTGATGTTCGTGACCGCGATACGCGGCGCCCCGGGCATGCGCGCGAACGCTCCGACACCTGGCGTGGTCTCGTCGATCGCTTCCTGGTCGCTCTGGTCTAGGCACCGAAGTCCGTTCGGGAGCGTCCAGATGCAGCGACCGTCCGCAAGCTCGGAGAATACGCGGACCTCTGCGGTGTTGTACTTGCCGCCCATCGTGATGAGCGGGAACGCGTCGGTCTCGCGAGCGATCGAAATGAGATAGTCGTCGTCGGTTGATCCGAATGCGGTGACAGTGTCGCTGTCCCACTCGCGCGAATGCAGCGGAACGGTATCGATTCCGAACCCGGCGAGTCCGTAGACCGCTTCGTTCCCGACGAACGACAGCGCCGCGCGAGGCTCGATCAGCCCTTCGCTTCGGAACACTACGTTCTGCGCCTGGATGAGCCCGCCATCGCCAGCAACGAGCCGCGACGGGTCGGTAACGAGTCCGCGAGGGACGATACGCATCGACGTGGGCACTACGGATTGCCTCCGCCATTCCAGCCCCAGCCGCCGAACGTTCTTCCGCCGGTGCGTAGCGGAGAGTCACGATCGAAGATCGCTTTGGGTTGCTTGCGGACGCGCGACGACGAGTGATTCTGTGCTTGCGCCACCATGCGTTCGACCGCTGGCATGAGCGCGCCAGACTCGTCGACGTATCCGGCTTGCATGAGCACGTCAGACGCTGCGGCCATGACGCACACCGGATACCAGATGTCAGGCAGCGGAAATACGCACGTCGTTCCGGCCTCGCACAGATAGTCACCGGAGCTAACCGTGTTGAGCACTGCGATCTTTGGGACCGATGCCTCGTCGAACGACAGATCGATCACGAGCGGTCCGACGGTTCCATCGAAAATAGCATCGTCCGTGATCGGATCGGTCGCTTGCTGAGCGGCCTTCACGATGTCGAGATGCGTGCCGCTCGTCCACGATGCCGGATACGACACGACCGTGAACTCCGCATCGTCGTTCCACGATACGATCTCGGCGGCGTCTGCCAGCAAGCACAAGCGCGAAGGGCGACGCTCGTAGAGGACGCGCAAAGTCACGTCTTCCGACGCAGGCGGAACGATCTTGATGTAGTCGCCGGTGAGCGCGTAATAGAGCGGGTTCGGACCTTCCGTCTGGTCGCCGTACATCGGATCGCCGAATCGCTGGCACTCCGAGATGTCGATGCGCGTTACGGGACGGACGCCCCCGGTCGAGAGAACTTGGTACACTGCGACGATGGTCGATCCAGACGCACGCGTCGGAAGGCGTGCAGAGCTGGCCTGGATCGGGTTGGTAGAGTCGAACGTCACGTATGCGTGCGTCGTCGCGTACTCTTCGATCGTCGATCGAAGCGTCGGCCATAGGCGCGACTGAATGCTCTCGTCAGCAATCTCCATGATGTCCGATGTGGACAGCTTGAGATTGTCGTCGGATAGCTGCGTCGTGCGACGGATGCGCGCTACGAGATTGTCGATGGTGTACGAGACAGCCACCGATCACCGACCTTCGTATAGACGCCTGTTAGCCTCGATACGGGCGATCTGTTCGGGGGTCATCTGCGCTTGTCCGGTCGTAGCGCGCGAGGCGCCAGCGCCCCGTGGCTGCGCGTAGCCGGAGCTGTACGGGACCGCTGCCGCTGCCGTGGCCCGCTCCCGCTCGATCCGTGCTCGTGCGGCAGCCATGCGCTGCATCTCGTCGTACTCGGCATCGGTCAACTCGCGCTCGGCAGGCGGACCGTATGCGGCACGGTCGGCGCTCATGGCTGCGCTCGACGCGTCCCTGCCAAGCGGACCCTTCGGCACGGTTGCGCCGGGGTCGCGCTGCTTCATCGACATCGGAGCGCGTGAGCCGTTGAAATGGTAGTCGGCCACGCTCGGGCGCGTCTTGCGCCACAACGCATCGGTCATCATGCCAGCGGCTTCAAGGTCGTCGATCGCAGCGGTACGCCCGCCTGGGAGCGTCGTCATATCCTCAAGCATCGGGATATCGTCATACCCTGGAACCGCTCGGTTCAGGAGTGGATCGCTCGGACGGCCAGCAAGGCTATTGAGAGCAGCCATCCGCGGATCGATCGCGCCGCGAACATCGCGCATCGGAATGCGGACGCGATCGTATTCGGCGCGTTCCTCGGCAGGACTGTCGAGCCCAGACGAATCGTCGTAGTCACCATCCGCATCCATCGCACGTCCGGCAAGTTGTCGTAGAGCGTTCAAGCGAGGATCTGGCATGGTGAGTAACTCCGAATCGTTGTGTGTTCGACGGCCCTAACTAGGAACGCAACGTATCAGGTACCGCCACCGGTCGGGCCGGATGCGTTGACGATGCCGGTAAGCACCGCCTGACGCGCAAGGCGCTTGCAGTACGTACCAACGTTGCTGTACCGACGAAGCTCGTAGCCAGCGTTACCCGGAAGCTCCAGGAGGAACGCGTTGTTCTGCGGGTCTCGGTTCGGCAACTTGAACGTGGGCAGCGTCGATCCGACGTTGCGCCAGTCGTCGTACATGAGCAGGTACGCTTCCGATGCCTTGATGAACGGATTCATCTCGAACCGGAGCGCGCCGCCGTTGGGGCCGTAGTACGTGAGGTCGTTCGCGCCGTTGACGAACTCGCCGCCCTCGTCGCTGACGTACCGACGAAGACCAGCCTCGTCGTTCATCACGTCACACCAGGAGTACGGATTGACGACGACGGTGTAGTCGCCCATGCCTCCCTTGGTGGTCGGATTGATGACCGCCGCAGCGACATCGGCGAAGCTCAGCGCGCCGGAAATGGCGATGCTGGACGAACGCGCGTAGGCGTAGAGTGAAGTGTTCAGCCCGAACACGGTGCCGCCCGCAGCGCTCTTGGTGATGAGCGAGCAGACGCCGTCGACCCAGCCGTCCGTGCTAGACACGAACGCGCCGTAGGGCACGAAATACAGGCCGGTCGCGACGGCCGCAGCAGCCGCGGTGTAGTCCGCGCCAGCCGAGAACGTGAGGCGGACGTTTCGGGCGTCTGCATCGACCCAAGTGACCGTTGCAGGACCTGCGTTGGTGACCTTCACGGTGAGTGCAGCGTCGCTGTACGCGTCGACTGCGCCGCCCTCGAACGGACCCCAGATCATCGGCGACCAAGTCGCCTTCGAGATCTGGAAAGTACCGGCCGGAGACGCCGGAGACGACACAGCGTTAGCAACGCCGATGTTGGTGCCGCCGTAGCTGAGCTGCATTTCGAGCGCCCAGTTCACGGACTCGACCATGCTCTCGGTGATGAGAGCAAGCTCGGGCGAGAACGCAGCGCCGGGGTTGCAGCTCGCAGCGAGGTCGTAGCTGACCTGTTCGCGAAGCATGATGGACGACGGCTTGACCGACACCTGCGCCGTCTTGCCGGCACGAGCGTCATTGAGCGCCGCGGCGGTACCGCGACTGTCACCGCCCCAGAACGTAAGGCCGGTGGGGCGCTTGAGCTGGATCGCGCCGTTGTACGACTCGCCGACCTTGTTGGCGGAATCGAAGCGAATGTTCCGCTGGAACGTCAGCGACTGCGGAACTGCCATCGTAACGGGATCGAGGTAGACCCTTTGAAGGATCTCCTGCGACGTCATTGTCTCTGCGGCCATGGTGCGAATCTCCGATGTGCTGAGCCGTATTGGCTCGGTGGACATCGACTCTTTCGCTTTGGGAGGGGTCTCCTACGTCCCTTGAAGGGGTAGTGGAGCCGCTCTCGGCCGGCCGCAAATCGTCGTTACTTGGGCGTGATTGAGCCCGTTTGCGCTACGCTACTACAACTCAGTTGCAAATGCAAGCCAATGTTGCGTTAGAAGCGCTTACCCCACGCGGAGGAGACGTTTTGGACGACCGTCCGGCCGTTGATGTCGGTGCTTGGCTGGCGCTGGCTCGCGTACTGTCCGCGCGGCGTGCGTGGCTGTCCGATGACGTCGCGTGGGTCGCGGGCGAGCTGCGGAGCCGACTCGATCTTGGTCGCCTTCTGCTGGTCGAGAAACCACTTGACATCATCGGCCGTGATGCGCGCTCGGCGCTGTTCCGTGGTCTCTGGCGCTGCGGGTCGCTCGTACTCACCAACGACTGATCGAACGAGCGCACGCGCTTCTCCCTTGGTCAGTCGCCGTTCCTCTTGCTGCTCTGCCGCGATCGTTGCGTCCGCCATCATCGCGGTCAGCACCTTCCGCAAACCCGGGTGAGCGACTTGTTCCGCGTCGAGAACGGCGTTGAAATCACGAGTGTAGACCGCGGAGGCTTGCTGCGTCTGGTACTCGATCGCCTTCTGTTGGCGCTGTGCTTCGATCGCCTGGAACTCGCGCTCCTTCGCCTCAAGCTCTGCGATCCGCTTCTGTTCCGGGGTCATCGCTGCGATCTGTTGTTCGCGCTCGAACAGTGCGCGCGCGATCGCAGACGGGTCGCGTCCGCTGCGGCGAAGCTCGGCAACGAGTCGGTCCGGATCGTCGAGTGCGGCGGACATCGCTTCCATCGCGGCTTCGGCTTCGGCGCGGAGACGGCTTGCTTCCTCGAATCGCCTGTTTGCGCTCACCTCGCGCTGCCGGTCGCGGATGAGCTTGTCACCAGTGACGACGACGGGGCGACCGTCGATGTTCAGTTCGACCTCGTAGCCGGCCAGGTCAGCGACCGTGAGCCGCTTCGGCGTGTTCGGTGCTGAAGCCGGGTTCGGATCGGGGAGAACCTTCTGCGGGTCAGCGTCGGCGGGGTTGCCGACTGGCCGGTCCTGTGCGCCCGCCTGAGCGGCATCGTGCGCATCGGTGAGCTGGTCGAACGACACGCGTCCCGGGGCGTCTAGGGGCGCCACTGTGGCAGCGTCAGGCGCCGGAGCGTCCGATGGAACATTCGGATCGATAGCGGGCGTAGGCGGCGCCATGAGCGCGCGATACGCGTCCTCGGCGGACATCTTCGCGGGCGGATTCGGGGTCTGTGCTACGTCGGTCATGGTCTCTCCTCGTCAGATAGCCGGTGCTTGTGCCGCGGCGGGTAGTGATGCGGGCTGAGCGCCTCCGGGCTGTCCGCCCTCGGGGGCTGCCGCTGGGGCGTTCTGCATGTTCTCGGGGTTTGCGCCGGCATCGGGCGACATCGGCGCTTGAGCAGCCATTGCGGCGGCTTGCTGGGCCTGCATGACCGCGGCGCCGGGGCTCGGGTTCTGCCCTGTCGCGGCCAGGAGCGACATGCCTTGCGGCGACATCGTCATCTGCGTCCATAGGTCGACGTGCTGCATCACGATCGGAATGATCTCTTGCGCGCGCTGCTCCATCTCGGGATCGCAAAGCAGCGTCGCAAGTCGGCTGATGAGTAGCTCGTGCGGGTCCGTGGCGAGCGGCTGGTACGTGCCGCCATCGGAGATGATCTGCATGCGCCGTTCGGCCATCGTCTCAAGCACGCGCGGCGCTTCGAGTGCGGGCTGATAGCGGCCCGTGCTGATCATCTGGAGGTACTGCGGGACCGTGATCGCTTGCTGCGCGAGTAGGTTCTGTGCGACCTGGTAGCGGAACGACGCGGTTCGCATCGCCGTTGTCCCCATGTCGACCTTGATTCCGTCGAGAGCGTGAAGGTCGCTCCCCTTCCACCGGCGAACCACGGGCGCATTGTTCTCGCCGCTGATGTGGACGGTGTCTTCCTCGCTCACGAAGCGCTGGATGATCTTGAGCAACTGCCCGAGCATGCGCTTGTACATCGCGAACCAGCCGAACTGGAGCCGCGAGTTGTACTGCGCCGATTGCTGCTGCTGTAGCGCAAGCATCTCACCGGACGATGCCGGTTCGCTCTGCGCGTCTAGGCCCGTGAGCTGTCCCATGCCGGCGCGAAGCAAGTCGATCATCGCTTGGCCCGATGCTACGCCGCCGTTCGACAGGTCGAGCACCTGAGGCGGAGTCATCGACCGGATGATCTTCGCGCCGCTGACGTTCTGCACGTCTAGTTCCGCAGCCGGGTGCACCGAGATCCAAGCGCGTCCGTAGTTCTCGCGATTCGTGGCGAGCTGAGTCGTCACCGAGTCGATCGCCATCTGCGGCGCCGCAAGGTCCCACGACTCGCCGTAGCCGAACACGTCGCCCGGAGCCGTGGACGCTACCGACCACGCGACAGGAAGGTCGTCGTACGGCATCGGCGCGCGCGAGACGAGACAGTCACCGACCATGATCGCAGCGACACCATACGGCACGACAGGCGAGCGTCGGTGGTACAGCTCATACGTCGTGATCGTGTCGTAATTGCTCGTGCCGCCTTCGGTCGAGCCGAGGCCCTTCCATAGCCATCGGTCGTTTTCGTTCGATGCGCGGAGAATCTCTTGGCGGTACTCCGGATACCGAGCGGCCATCTCCCACTTGTCGCGCTGCACAACGAGGATGACCCATCGATGCGCTTCCATGTCCTGCGTGATGTCCGTGTCGCGAACGACCTGGTCAGGACGAAGCGACAGAACGCGGACGTCGCCGCTCATCTCGATCGATGCTTCCTGCACGATCTGCCCCATCATCGGGTCGACGATCTCGGGGACTTCCTTGATCCGTCCGCCCATGTCGTCCCACGTCGTCGCGGTCCAGCCCTCGCCCATGACGAGCATCAGCTCGGCGCTGTTATGAGCCTTCTGTTCCACGCTGTCGTCGAGGTACTTGTCGAGGACGGCCGTGCCGACTTCGATCGCCTCCGTAGTCGATGCGTCGTAAGCACGTGCGGTCAATTCGAACATCGGACGCGTGCCGGTCGTCATCGTCAACTGCTTACGAACGAGCGCGCGGATGTCGTTCATCCGGTAGCTGACGTTCTCGCCCTGCGCGCCTTCGAGCGTCACGTAGTGCGAGCTACGAAACCCACCGGTCGGGTCCATGCCGTAGTAGAGCCGGAGCATCTGGCCCCAGAGCGCGCGGCGTCCCGTGGCATCGCATGCGCTCCAGAACTTTTCGATACGGTCGCGCATCGCCGCCGCCAGTTCGGACGAGCTGACAGCGTCGCTCGCCCCATACTCGTTCTGGTTCGAGCCGTAGCCCGAGATGATGGTACCGCTCATCGGAAGGCCTCACGTAGCCGGGCGTTCTGATCGCGATGTGCGAGGCCAGGCGGGATGTAGTGCGTATGGTCCGTCTCGCCGTTGACGAGTGCGGGGGTGGGATTCTTGCGCCAGTCGATCGCGCGCGTGGCGTACTTGAGCGCGTCGATCGCGTCCCAATGGCCAAAGCCTGGCGACCGATCGAACGAGGTGCGATTCGCGTTCCATGTGCCGCTCTTGAGGTGCTCGATCAGGACCTTGCATCGCGGGTTGATCACGATGCGCTTACGCTGAATGAGCATGCGTAGCTGGTTCAGTGCCGCGTCTGCATCGTCCTTCATTGCGGGGCCGAACATGACGCCCGGGCCGTGCCTAGAGTCGGCGAGATCGGCGAGCGTTTGCAGCGGCGCATCGGCGACGCGAACGGCCTTGCGGATGCCTAGCTCGGCTTCCTTGGCGCGGACCGCAAATCCAACGTCTAGGCCGCTCGCACGGTGCATTGCGATCTCGTCTTCGATCACAAGCTGGGCGTTCTCGAAATCGTACCAACACCACAACACGCACGTGAGGTCCTCGAACCCGAAGTCCGCGGCTACGTACCAGTCGAGCCAGTCGGGGCGCTTGCGATCGATCGTGCAGTCCTTCGCGACGTCGATCCACTCGGGGACGATAAGGCGCGTACGTTCCGCCACGTGCTCGCAGTACAGCTCGCGCTTGACCTCGGTCGACTCGCGTCCACCTAGTTCGGCAATGAGCGACTCGCGCGCTTCAACCGGGACGTGATCGCAGTCCTCGATCGTGTATCGGACCATCGCGCCACGCTCTAGGCAATCGGTCACAAGCTCGGTCAGGTAGTGAGCGGGGCTAATCGCAGGCGTAGACGCGACAAGACATCGCCCCTTCGTCGTGAGGAACTGCGGCAGCAATACGGACCGGTGCAGATGCATGAGCAAGTCGCTACGGACCTTGCCGGCCTCGTCCAGGATCGCGAGGTCGCATTCGGTGCCGACCTGGGCCTCGACGTCGCCCATCGTCTCGGCCGAGCCGAGGTGACACACGCTGCCGTTACTCCATCGCCACGTCGTATCCATGCGGTCGTACGTGGGCCGCATATGGGCCGGACACTGCTGCGCGACCCACGAGAACGCGGGCGTGACGAACTGCCGCCCGTGCAATTTCGTTGGCGCCACGTAGCGCACGATGGCACCGGGACGAGCGGTAGCGGCGCGGAACGCTGCGATCGCTGAAAAGATCGTCTTGCCCCAGCGACGGGAACAATCGATCGCGAACGTCGTCGCACCGCTCGCATCCCATGCGTCCATCGCGTGCAGCTGAGTGCGCGTGTACAGAACCCGCAAATCCCCCTTCGCCAGCGCGGCGCGAACGATCGCGTCGATTGCGGCTTGGGGGATCGTCGTCATCGACCGACTCTCTCCGGCGGGCAGATATCGGTCGCCGAGTGGAACGCAAAGAATCCACGATCGCGCGACGTCATTCGGCCGCGGTATCTACCGACGCGCACGTCCCTCTCCGCACGCTCGACGTCACGTAGGTATCCGCTCGCGGGTCGCACCATGGCGACGAGGATCTCACGCATGCGATCCTCTGAGAGATCGTCGCAGTCGTCGGCCGTATCGATCCGTTCGATCCGCAAATACACCGACGCGCCGGTGGATTCGTTCTCTGCCATGGATACGAGCATCGCGCGCATGTCGATCTCTGACAGAGTCTCGATCATCGCGATCGCGGCGCCTTGATCGCGGATGAACGCTTCGGCAGCGAACCGCTGTACCTCCAGGCTGTCTGGACCCATCCCCACTACGATGGCTCCGCGTAATCGGTAGCAACGTCCGCACCTTCACCCGCGACTCCCATCGCGGCAGTCATCGTGACGTCTCGCACCCGCAACGCGGACATGCGATCCATCGCTTCGAGCGGCCGACCCATCCACATCCGGAGCACGACATGGTCAAATGGCCCTCCCATCGCGGATCAGGCGGCACGATTGAGCCCGGCGCGTGGAATGCCATATAGCCCAGCTCGTAGTTGCTCCGCGTGCCACGATACCGCCCGACGCGGCACTCACGCTCGGCAATGTCGACGACTTGGCGCGCTACGCCGCCGCTGCGAATCATATGGACGAGCATCGCGCGAAGATCGGTCTCGGACAGTCCGTCGAGTCGATCGATCGCATCATCGCACTGCGCCTCGTATTCACGTTGCGCCTCGACAAGCTCGGACTCTGACAGAGTCGTGTGCATCAGAGCGCCCCGCTCTTCTTCGCGGCGAGGAAGAACGCCAGGGCCTCAGCGAAGTCGAGGCCGCCAGTGTCAGCCGGAGCGTTCTCGACGTCCTCCACCATCGACTCAACCTCGTCCCGCATCTTGATGTCAGGCGAGTAGCGATTTGGGAGCCGCCGTTCACGTCGCTTGGCGAGCCATTCCGCGTCGTCAAACTCTTCGGCGAGCCGTAGCTCCTGCTCCTGCTCGGCTAGCTCAAGGTCCCACTGCGCCAGGCCACGAGCCATGCCCGCATCAAGCTCCGGATCGGCTTTGCGAGCTAGCCACAGCGTTTGGCGCGACACTCCGATGAGACCGGCACACGTAGCCCAACTGAGGCCCTTCCTGGCCCCGTCAAGCACCGTCTTTCGCTGGTCTTCGGTGAGCTTCATGGACCCCGTTTTGTCAGTGACACGTGCGCGCACGTAGTAAGCAGTGCTTACTCACCGCCTCATCGCCAGATGATCGACCCGCCCGCTAGTAGTAGCGATGCTGGCCCGTAGCGTCTCGACCTCGCTCCGTAGCTGGTCGACGTCAGTGGTAGTAGCGAGTCGCCGGAGCAGGGCCGCCTCGGTCCTATCGCGCACCCTCGCCTCGTACAGCCTCATGCCGTACAGGGCCATGGTCGTGACGCAGACGGTGGCGACCTCAGCGATCATCGATCGCGCCTCGGAGTCGCCAATATCGCCCTGGTGATAGATCTAATGCAGGCGTGATACGCCTGATGTTTGCCGACATCGACGGTCGTGCACGTATCGCCATCGACCAGGATCGTACGGACCCGGTACGAGTGGTCGTGTCGCTCGACGACGTAGCCTCGGCTAGTGTGCGCAGGGACGTGGACGTCTACAGAGACGGCCGCGGCGCTTGGAATAGGGGCCGTGGCGTCCGGTGTCGCGTCGCTAGTGGAGGTGGTGGATGTCTGCGTCTTCGGTCGCTCGGCCATGGCCATCTCCTATCACAACTGGATTGCAGATGCAAGAGAGTGTCAGATGCAACTGAGTTGCAAGTAGCTACCCGAATCGGCCCGCAATGGCCCGTCGAAAGATTTATCGGCCGTAAAACAAGGCACTTCGCAACAATCGACATTTACTGTCTTGCATTTATTCTCCACGGGATCCATAGTCTCTGTGTGGCCGGCGAGAATGACCGGCCCGCGAAAGAGAGACCACAATGACCAGCATCTCCACCATCTCCACCTCCGACATCGTCACCCTCTCGCGCGGCCGCCTCTCGTACGACGGCAGTTACTCGATCGTCCTGGACTCGTCGACGTACGAGCGGGCCGCCAAGATGGCCCGCGGTAGCTACCAACTGGCGATCCTCTCGGGGTCCGAGGCCATCTCGGGTGGCACCCTCCGAGGACGCGCCAAGAGCTACGGCGGACGGTACGCCGCGAGCGCGAAGAATTTCCTCGCCCGCTGCGAGCGCGCTGGGATCGACGTGATGACCGTGGTCGGGCCGCACGGTCGCCGCGTTGTGGTTTTCGCCTGACAGGTCGAAACGCCCACCTCGGGCGTCCGCTGGTAGTGCCAGCGCTGATGAGACCACAAAGGAGCTACCAATGACCGCCGAGCTGACCGAAGCTGGCTACAACACGATCCGTAAGCGCGGCCGTCCGCCCGTTGCTGAC